TTTACGATTGATGGTAGTCGATAGTATCAATTAAGATTAACGTTTAGGAAAGGTTGAAGATGACCACAACATATGTACCTCAACAAAGCAAACGTATGTCTTTCATTGAAAGTCTAACGAATGTATTTGTAGGATATGTATTTGCGGTAGCATCACAACTAATCATCTTCCCACTATTCGGGATATACCTACCGTTAGCAGATAATCTAATTATGGGTTTATATTTTACGGTATTATCTATAATTAGAAGCTATGCTTTGCGTAGAGTGTTTAATAGAATTAAAGCCTAATTAGTTTAATGGTAAAACATCGGTTTTGTAGTCCGAAAACGTGAGTTCGATTCTCACATTAGGCTCCATAAAATTGCACATGAGAATAATAAGGAGAGTTACATACAGATGAGTAACCTAGTAGAAGAAACGCAGGATAATAACGAAGAAGGTGGTAAGAAGAAACGTGGGTCGCCTTTGTTGTACAAAGGGATGCCTTCGTTGAATCCTGCGGGAAGACCTAAGAAGGTACTGGAGAAAGAAAAGAGGACTAATAGGGAAATCAGGCAGTCAAGTTTGCTTGAGGTTGCTAGAAAGCTAAAACCTCATATCAGTAAATCAATTATGGCTGCTGTTGCTATCCTTGACAATAAGGAAGCGAGTGAAACTAACAAGTTAAAAGCAGCAGCATTTATGGTTACTACTTACCGCGATCTTCTGAAGGATATTTACGATCTGAAGTATTCTGAGGATGAAGGTGAGGAATTGCAAGAAAAAGGTGGTGCTGTTCTATCACTAAGAGTTATTAATACAGAAGATAAAGAATAAGTTTTATAAACAAGGCTAGGTTGATCCCCGAAAATACTGATTAGTCACCAGTACCGCCTTTGCTTTCTGCAGTGACTTCCAAGACTGGGAGAAGATATGCAAGAAATTTGGAAAGACATTAAAGGGTATGAAGGTTGCTACCAGATTAGTAATACTGGAAAGGTTAAATCCTTAGCTAGGATGCGGTTGAGTAAAGGAGGTAGTCTTGTACCAGTGAAAGAAAGAATTCTTAAGTTAAAGACTTCAAAATGTGGGTATTTAGTTGTTCACTTGCGAAATGGGGATAAGCAATCTCACCCGTCTATTCATAGGCTTGTTGCTGAAGCATTTATACCTAATCCAGATAATAAACCTACTGTTAATCATATTGACGGAAATAAGCAAAATAATAATGTTGAAAATCTTGAGTGGAGTACTCATTCTGAACAAATGAATCATGCTGTATCGAACAATCTTCTTGAAGTTCGTGGTTCTCCAAAATATTCTAAGGCGTTTAAGAAGGAAGTCCTTGATTACTACAATTCACATGATGTCAGTATCACCTCTTTGAGTAAGATTTTCAACATTAGTGAAAGAACAGCAGGTAGAATTGTAAATGATGGGGTTAAACCTAGAGTTACAACAAGGATTCTTAAAGATGGTACTAGGATTGTAGAAGATATTTTAAGTAAAGAGCAAGTTGATGAGATAAAACGTCTTAGAAAAGATGGTTATACTTTATCCTACATTGCTAATATGTTTAACAGAAGTATTTCTCAGATTCATAGAGTTACAAGAGGAGAGTCTAGGAATAACAACATTGAATGAGGTATAGAATGGCAACTAAAATCTATGCTCCTGCGAGTAAAAAGCAGGAGCTTTTCCTTAATAGTAGTGCAACAATCACCATTGCTGGTGGAGCGGCTAAACCAACTGGTCGCTATAAACCTATCTTTAACGGTGGAACCCTAACGTAAAGTCGAGGGCAATACCGTGGGAAGCCCGTAAGGGAACCTGTAGAGACTATCCCGTAAGGGAGTAGGTTGCAAGCGCAATCGAAACGGTAGGATAACGTAAGTTATAAGATATAGTCCAATTACAGAGGAAACTCTGGAAGAGTAGTAGCGCACTCAAAATTATAAGGGTTCTGGTAAGACGTACACATCGTTACTAATTGCCTTGAAGTTTATGCAGCACCCTAAAGCAACAGGAGTTATCTTCCGTCGTAATTCCAAGATGCTTACTGCACCGGGTTCAATTTGGCACGAAGCTGTAAATATGTTTTCTGATATATACCCAGAAGGTTTAAAGATTAGAAATCGTGACCTTGAGATTGTGTTCCCTAATGGAGCGTTGCTAAAGTTTTCTCACATGCAACATGAATCAAATATGTATGACCACAAGGGTGCGCAATATAGCCTAGTAATTTTTGATGAAGCCACTGACTTCTCAGAAGAGATGGTGACATATTTGTTGTCACGTATGCGTAATGCTTACGTTGATTACAAACCTCAGATGTTTATGATGACGAACCCCGATTACAACAGTTTTATTAGAACTTGGATTGAGGATTATTACTTAGATTCTGAAGGTATCCCGATTCCTGAAAGAGCAGGACATATTAGATATTTCTTCAGACAAGGTAATAATATGATTTGGGGTAACTCTGAAGATGAACTTAAAAGGCAATTCGGAAATAATGCTCCAATTACATCACTGACGTTTATTGGTGCGAACTGCGACGATAATCCCCCGCTGTTAAAAGCTGACCCTAGTTATAAGACAAGACTTCTTTCTCTTCCGGATATTGAAGTTAAACGTCTATATTATGGTTCGTGGTTCGCAAGACCGCTTGCATCCGGATCGTGGAAGCGCGAGTGGTGCCCTGTTGTACATGAGCCTAATATAAATGCAAGGAAAAGGGTTCGTGCGTATGACGTGGCGGGATCATTACCGTCCCCCGCCTATCCCGACCCCGACTGGACTCGTGGAGTGCTTATGTCCAAAGATGAGACAGGGGTTTATACAGTAGAGGATATGGTATCACTTAGAGATAGGTTTCACAAGGTAGAAGAGTTGATTATCAGCACGGCTATCACTGATCCAAGAGGTACGACTGTGGTACTACCTTGTGACCCTAATGCTCAAGCAGGTGCGTGGGCTAGAAGTATGCAGCGAAGACTTGGAGAGATGGGTATTAACTGTAGGCTTGTTAGACCTCAGAAAAGTAAATTCATGCGTTTTGCTCCAGTATCTACGATTGCTCAGTCAGGGTTTATGCAAGTGCTTCAAGGGGATTGGTATCAAGATTTCTGTATTGAACTTGAGAATTTTGACCCTGAGAATAGAAAAATCCATGATGACATTGTCGATGCTGTTTCTGATTGTGTGTGGGTACTAAATAATCATACTCCTCTGCCTAATTTTGAACTTCCTGATCTTTCCATCTCAACCAACAATTTCGGCTTGCAATCTACAGACTTTACCACAGGTTTAACCGCAAGTTTGAACTAAAGGTTAAAACGATATATCAAGTCTTAATTGAGAATAATAACAAAGGAGACATCAATGTTATCCAAACTCAAAATGCTAATCGTAGGCATTACCGCAGCTTTCCTAGTAGGTTGCTCCTCTATGGGTTCCTACTATCAAGCTGTGGATAACTCTAACGCTAGATACGTAGAAGTAACCTTAGCTCAAGCTAAAGCAGAAGAAGCTAGATATAATGCTTTAGCTAAAATTGCAGAATCAGGTGATGCTACAACTAAAATTGCAGCTACTATGGCTATTGCTATGAGTAATAAGCAAGATACACCCAAACTTAACACTCCTGCTGTACCTCAAAATGAAGCTCTGCAATGGGCCAGTATTCTTGTACCGGGTATAACTCAAGGTATGAGTATTTATTACAATACTAAAGCTACAATGAATGCTAACAATAACGCTACCGCACTAGGTATGAATACTAACAGTACCTTCGCTACTTTTGCAAGTGAAATCAATAGTCCTGTTGTAGTAACTCAACCTTCCCCTGTAGTTGTTGAACAACCTGCACCTATTGTAGTTGAACCTGTTATTGTAGAACCACAAGTAATTACTTTTCCGTAACAATAATAAACTAAAGGAGAAGCCTAAAGTATGGCTAGAAAATCAAACGTAGAGCCTCTACAGAAGGCTTTGAATCCTCAAGATCAACCTGAAAGATTTAGACTAGGTGAAATCTCAAGTTCTGGTCTAAATATCTTTTCAGGTATTCCGCAGGAAGAACTTCGCAGGGAATTGGACTTCCCTAATAACATCAAGACGTATAAGCAGATGAGTTACCATCCTTCTGTGAATGCTTCAGTGTCTTTGTACTGTAGTATGATTGCGAAAGCTAATTACAGAGTTGTTGCCCCTGAAAATGCTTCAGAAGAAGAAAAGAATAGAGCTAAGGTAATTAGTCAGATGCTTTTTGAAGATATGGAACATCCTTTTGAAGATGTAATTCAGGATGCAGCTACTTTCCTTGTGTATGGATTTAGTGTATCTGAAAAAGTATATCGTAAGCGAGAACTTTCTTCTGGTAGTAAATTTAACGATGGTTTGATTGCACCTAAGAAAATTACTATTCGTCATCAGTCAAGTATTGAAAAGTTTATCTTTAGTGAAGACGGTAATGAAGTAAAAGGTGTAAAACAAACCATTCTTTCAGATACTATGGGTAGGTTTAGTAACCGCACAAATACTGTAGTTATCCCTAGAAGTAAATTCCTTTTATTTACTGCTGGTGGTACTAGCGACAACCCTTATGGTATTAGTCCTTTAAGGAATGTATATATACCTTACAAGTATCTTAGTGCGATTGAGGAGCTTGAGGCACAAGGCGTTCAAAAGGAACTTACAGGTGTTCCTGTACTTAAAGTTCCTGCACAATATATGTCTGCTGATGCTAGTCCTGAACAAAAGGCTATCTTTGAGAATATGAAGAATATCGTAAGGAATCTTCAACAAGGTAGTCAGGCAGGTGTAGTTCTTCCTTCTACTGTCGACCCTGAGACTAGGGTTCCTCTGTTTTCACTAGAACTACTAGCTGCCGATGGTAAGCGAGGTTATAACCTAACTGAAATCAAAGAATACTATCGTAACCTTATTTTTACAGGTTTAGGTACGGATGTTCTTCTACTAGGTTCATCTTCATCTACTGGTAGTTTTGCTCTCGCAAGTGTCAAGAATACTATTACTGGACAAGTTGTAGAGTCATACCTTAAGCGAATTATTCGTGTAATCAATGATGATCTTATCAAACAGATTTATTTTCTAAATAATTGGCCTACGGATCGTATGTGCAAGGTTGATTATGAGAATCTATCTGAAGTTGATCTTGAGTCGTATTCAAAGGCAATTCAACGTATGTTAAGTACATCTGGTATCCCTGTTACGCTTGATGTTGTTAATCGTAACCTTGATATGATTGGTGTAGATAGACTACCAGAAAGTACAACTAAAGAAGAATTAAAAGAAATGCTACCTAACTATACTTCAAGAAGTGGTGATGGCTTTAGAACACCCTTTGAGGGAACTAGAACAAGTCAAGGTATAGGTAACGATAACGACTCTAATCTTGATAATGTAGGTTGATATACAAGAGGGTTGAAATAACCCTCTTATTTTCTTTAATTTAACTTGATTTTCATTAAACCTTATGATATACTATTAGGTATAGTGAAAATTCCATCTATGAGATTAGCTCTAGCATAAATAAGGAGGGATAATGCCTTATAAGTATCCTGATAAAGTCCCTTCTTGGGTAAAGAATAAATCTGCAAGTATTCAAAAGACAGCTATTGAAGTTTTCAATGAAACCTTGAAAGAGACTGATTCTGAAGAGAAAGCAAGAATTGCGAGTATATCTGCAATGAAGAATAAAGAAAAGAAGGTTAATAAATCTTCAGTTATTCAAAAGTCTCTTAATCAAGAAAGACGCCTAGCTACTTTCATTGTACTCGAACCTCAAGATGGTGACCTTACAACTACAGACTTGCATGGAGATTGGTACGACGAAGAAACTATTCTTGATGCTTGTATTGAGTTCAATAAATCATTAAACCTTCGTAAAGGTTCCTTGATGCACATGGTTGAGACAGAAGGTTATTCTTTCATTGAATCCTATGTTACCCCTGCCGAAATGAAGATCGGAGATCAAGTTATCAAGAAAGGAACTTGGCTACAAACTATTCAGGTTTCTTCCGATTGGATTTGGGAAGGAATCAAAGAAGGTAAGTTTAACGGTCTATCTGTGGAATGCACAGGTATTGTTGAAGAAATTGAAACTGAAGAATAAGGAAACTCATGGAAAATAAACCAAAGCGTAAAGCTACACGTCGAATCAAGAAGTTCGACTTTAGCGATGAAAATTCAACAGTAAGTCTAGTCGGTGACGCAGTAGGTGGTGCAGCAAATTCCTATACTACTCTACTTACTAAGTCCAATAAGCAAGTATCTGAAGAGTTCCTACGTAAAGCATCTGAAATTACAGTTACTTTAAGTATCACAGAGTATCTACAGCGTTTCTTTGGATTATTAAGAACAGACGCTGAATTACTTGCACGCTCTCTTGGTTTTACTACTGAAGGTATGGAGAAAGCTGAGATTGAGCGTAAGGAAGATGCTCTTGAAGCAAACGAACCTCCAGAGTATCCAGATTGGGATCAAGAACCCGGTAATAAGAAGTTTGAAGAATGGATTAATTACAAACTTAAAAGTATTTCTGTAATGAAGCAACTTCATAAGGCAGAGAATATTGAAGATGAACTTCTCGGTATTTCTGAAGAGGATTATATTCAATTTCTACAAGATCAAGAAGTAGTAGAAAAAGCACTACTTAAACTAGATTCTGAATCTGCAAAAGCAGAGGATGAAGCCTCAACTAAAAACGTCGACGTTGAGAAATCAGGTGAGGGTAAAACCTCTGTTGTAAAACAAAAGAAAAAGGAAAGTAAACCTATGACTGAAAAAGTTCACGTAATTGAGCAAGAGGTAGAGGTCATTGCTAAGGCTAAGTTCGATGAAATCCAGAAGGCATTTGATGCTCAAAAGGAAGAACTACAAAAAGCACTAGACCTAATTAATGAACTAAAGAAAGAAAAGCAAGAAGCTATTGCTAAGGCTCGCAAGCAACAACTAGCAGAAGTAGCTGGTGATAAGGCTGAAGTTCTATTCAAGGCTTGTGGTGAAGCATCCGATGAGGTTTTCGCTGAAGTTATCAAGGCTCTAGGTGAGATGAAGGCTCAGGTAGAAAAGTCAAAGATGTTTGAAGAGGTTGGCGCTTCAGTTGAAGAGACTGTTAACGAGTCACCAATCGCTAAGGCTCTACAAGCCCGTCTAGCTAAACAACAACAATAAATATAATTCAGGAGAAATAATATGGCTGTTATTGCAACCGATACACCTCGTTTTTCTAACGTAGTTAAGGGCGAACTTTGGCCTGAGCTAGCTTACTGTCGTGCCGTAGTTACTGTAAATGATGCGGCTGCTACCCTAAAGGTCGGTACTGTTCTAGGTAAGGTAACTGTAAGCGGTAAGTACAAGGTAGCTGTAGAAACCGCTACTGATGGCTCAAAAGTGGCTGACGCTATCGTTATTCAACAAATCGATATTCCTGCTACAACCGATACCAAGGTTCTAGTTCTTCTAAAAGGTCCAGCCGTTGTATCCAAGGGTGGTCTAACTCTTGATGCTTCTTACGATAACGATACTAAGAAGAACGCTGTTTATGCTGCCCTAGAAGCTAAGGGTATCAAGGTTATTGAAACCGTTTAATTACAACAATTAGAATAAGGATAATATAGTATGATTACACGCCGTTTTTCTAATAACTTTGAAGTTCAGGATTTCACTCAGGAACTAGCCATGATTCCTAATATTCGGACTCCTCTGTCTGATCTAGGTATCTTCCGTAGTGAACCTATCGCTACAACTTCTGTTACTTTTGAACAGACCTTTGGTACTCTTGGACTAATCAATGACGTTTATCGCGGTGGTAACGTTCTAGCTAATACTGACGAAACCCGCAAACTACACACCTATGCTGTACCTTACCACAAGGTTGTAGATTATATCACTCAAGCTGATGTACAAGGCAAGCGTATGTACGGTTCTGCTGATGCAGCCGAAATCGAAGCTGCTGTACTAGAGCGTAAGATGACCCGTCTAAAGCGCAGCGCCCTAATGACCCAAGAATACGCAAAGTTCTACACTCTAACTCAGGGTAAGATTTGGAGTCCATCAGGTACTGTTGCCCACAGTTCCTTCTACACTGACTTCGGTGTATCTCGTCTTGATGTTGATTTTGAGCTAGACGCTGGGACCACGGACGTACTCGCCAAGATCGAGTCAATTGTTGCGCATATTCAAGATAATGCTCTATCTGGCGACGTTTACTCAGGTGTAGTTGGTCTATGCTCTCCTGAGTTCTTTACCGCTCTAATCAGTCACCCCAAGGTGGTTTCCGCTTATCAGTACTACAGTTCCACTCAGGAGCCTCTACGTAACCGTCTAGGTGGTAATACTACACTGTATCGTGAGTTTATGTATGGAGGCGTGCTGTTCCGCGAAATCCGTGACACAGTAAATGGTAGCCGTTTCATCCCAGCTAACGAAGCGTACTTCGTACCAATGGGTACTAGCGATACTTTCGTTACCTACATTGCTCCTTCAGCGAAAATGTCCTTCGCTAATACTATGGGTGAGGAGATGTATCTCTTCGTTTACAACGATCCAAAGGATGAGAAGAAGGAAATTGAACTTGAGTTCTCCCATGTTCATCTCCTACGTAGACCCCAAGTTGTCGTAAAAGCCGTTCGCTACTAAGATTTAATTAGTAGTTCTAAGCCCCTTTCGCAAGGGGCTTTTCTTAAGGTAGTTGGCAAACAGCTACTTTAAGAATATACTTATAGAACTTGCAGATGACTTCTGTAGCAGAAGATCAATCACCAGAAACCCATCTGCAAATGGTGCTATACCGCATTATAGCTAGGGTGCCCAAATTAAATCTACGCGGAGGTGCCACAATGGTTCAACAGAATGGTTTAGTTATGATTGTGTAGACGAACTAAAGAAGTGTGTAAAAGGGATTACGGGTAAAGATTTTGAATTCAATTTAGATTTTAATTAAGGAGTTATCTTGGCTACAGCGGAACAGATTTTAGCTTGCAGGATTGAGTTAGCCGACACCGATGTTTCGCTGCCTTTCCTGTCAGATACTGAGTACAGTTATTTTATTGACAAGAACAATGGATCGGTTGCTAGGGCGTCGGTAGATTGTGCTAAGACTATTCTATTCAAGTTGAGTTATTCTTTCGGAGATGAAATCTCTGATATTTTACAACTCAAAAATAGGTCAGCTCGCGCGTATAAAGAAGCACTGATGCTTTATTTACGCAACCCCGACCTTAACCCAATCTACAAGACTGTCAACCCCTACGCTGGCGGTATCAGTAAGTCAGACATTGCAACTAACCTTGCTGATCCTGATCAGAATACCGTAACTTTACCTACAGAAACCAAAGGTACTTATACTAACGATAATCCATTCGTGATTTAATAGGAGGATAAAACTTATGTCTAATCCTTTTATTACTTCAGCTAAACGTCTGATTTATCGTCAAGGTACAAGTATTGATTACATTAACGTTACTACAGGTACATATAACGTAGAAACAGGTACTGTAGGTAATACTGAAGTTACAACTACTGTAACAGCATTCCCCAAGCGTGTAAAGGTTAATAACTTCAATTATCCTAACCTTATCGGTAAGGAAGTTCTTGAGTTTCTAGTGGTATGCGAAGATTTACCTTCTAGTCCCAGAACGTCTGATAAGATTAGTTATAAGGGTAATATATATACTGTAGAAAGTTATGTCGAAGCAATGGCTAGAGGTGAGTTAGTAATCTATAAGATTATTGCTTCTAAGGGGTAACTGTATGCCAGTTAGAGTTACATCCAATACTGATGATCTACTGAAATCCTTAGAAGAAGCTAAGAAAACTATCACTAGAAAACTAGAAGGGATGGTTGTAGGTTTTACTGTAGATATGGCCGAAGCTGCTTCAGGGAATACACCTATAGGTAACGAGATGGATATGCAACCTGTATCCGAAGGTGGTAATGCTAGATACAGAGCATACTACGAAGATCGTCAGTCATATTATGGACTCCCGATTGAACCCGGATTTCACCGAGGAGCTTGGGAGTTTGGTATGCCTAGTTTTAGACCTATCATTAATGATGTTCAAGGTATGCTTAATGATATTGAAAACGAAGCAGAATCCAGATATAAACTAGGAGATACTGTAGTAATTGGTGCTGAAGGTCCGGGTTATGGAATGTTATTCCCAAGGATACAGCAACCAACGATTGACGATGTTGTAGCAGCATATAAACTTAATATTCAAGGATACTACGATAGAAGCTAAAGGAGGGTTATGTCTGCAATCCTAGATGCAAAACGAGCAGTTGAACGCAGGCTATCTCGAGCATTTCCTACAACTGCTATCAGCTATGAAAACGTAGAGTTTCAACCTACAGATGCTTTGTACTTACGTACAGCATTCAGAGTAAATAGACCTACGGACGATTCCATAGGTAATGACTGCTATAGAGAAAACATTACATTTACAGTATTTGTGTGCGATAAGTTAAACAAAGGTACAAGTAATGCTATCAATATCGCAGAGAAAATCAGAAGTTTATTCTACAAGAGATTAACACTACAAGAGAATACTACAAGGATACACATATTACAAGTACCTCAAGTTTCTACTGCTGCTAAGACTGTAGATAGACTTGTGATTCCAGTAGTTATTACGCTTACTGTAGAGGTTTTTAGGTAAATAGTTAAGTAGTCTATTCAAAACTGCTAACATTTGCAAATGTTAATACCACAATTTAGGAGAATTTAATGAAAGCAAAGGGTGTAAATAAGAAGGTTTCTTATGTGAAAGAAAGCGTATGGGGAGAATTAGCCGGTCCCGGAGGAGGAAAACAGCTACGTCGTGTAACTTTCGATGCTAATTTAACGAAAGAAACTTACCAATCTGAAGAGATTCGTACCGATTACCAAATCGCAGATATGCGACATGGCGTTCGTTCAACCGAATGCTCTCTATCTGCTGAACTATCTCCCGGTTCATACTCAGATTTTATCGGATCAGTTCTAGCTAAGGATTTTGCTTCTGTACCTTCTGTTACTGGTCTAGAAGTTACTATTGCTACTTCTGGTACTAACTTTACTATTACTCGTTCTGCTGGTGATTATCTTGCAGATGGTGTAAAGGTAGGTTCTGTTATCCGTCTAACTGGTGCAGGTCTAAACGCAGCTAACGTAGATAATAACCTTCTAGTTATCGCTGTAACTGCTACTGTTCTAACTGTAAAGGTTCTATCTGCCACTACTCTAGTTGCTGAAGGTCCAATCGCTTCTGTTGATATTACTTATCCCGGTAAGCAATCATACGTACCTCTAACCGGTCATACTGATGATTCCTACACTATTGAGCAATGGTATTCTGACATCAATCAATCAGAAGTATTTACTGGTAATCGTGTAGGCACTGCTTCAATCTCTCTACCAGCTACTGGCCTAGTTACTGCTGATTTTAGCTTCACAGGTAAAGACCTAGCTCGGACTGGTACTACCGAATACATGACTTCTCCTGCTGCTGCAAATAATAATGGTATCTTTGCTGCTGTACAAGGTGCAATGATTATTAATGGTACTGAAGGAGCTTGTATTACTGACGCTAGTATTGAAATTAACCGTGAGCAAGAACCAGCTCAGTGCGTAGGTAGTAACTTTGCTTCTGAAATCTTCACTGGTACTATTAATGTAACCGGTAGTCTGTCTGCTTATTTCAGTGACGGAACCCTTCGTGATTATTTTGATAACGAAACTGAAGTCACTATCGTACTAGCTCTTACCACTAGCGAAGCCAAGGATGCAGATTTCATGTCCTTCGTTATGCCTCGTGTTAAGCTAGGTTCTTACAACCATGCTGATGCTCAATTAGGTATTGTTGACAGTATTGATTTTACTGCACTACTAAAAGGTAAAAATACTGACGGTCTAATTGAGAGCACCATTATGATCCAAGATTCACAAGCCTAATTTAACTGTAGAAAGCCTCCCCTAATGGGGAGGCTATTTCTAAATTATTTAGAGGTAGTTATGTCTGATTACAAGGTAAATACACAAGTACAAAGTAGTAAACGATTGTATGCTCTGTTGTGTATGAAATAAGTTCAAAGTTTTCTTCCTACGCAATTAAACAAGAGAAACCTCAAGAATTTATTGCTAAGAAGATTATCTATACTTATAGTATAGTGAACAATAATAACAATAACTATGAAGTTTAATCTCTGCCCCTGTTCCGAAAGGTTCAGGGGATTTTCTTTTAGTTATCATTACTTGACTTTGTAAGTTTAGCGTGATATAATATACCTATATACTGAATTCTCAGTATAGTTTATAGCAATTTCCTAATAACAAGAAAGGAGTAATACATATGGCATTTGATGTAAAACTTATGGATTTTTCGGCTGCTGCTGACATCGGTTATGAGTTTGAACTTAAGCTACCTACTGGTGCAGGTTCCGGAGCATATCTTACCGTAATTGGTGCGCAAAGTCCAACCGTAAAGCAATATGCAAAGCGTAAGTTCCAAGAGTACCAGCAGCGTCAGCAAATTGCAAAGCGCAAAGGTAAAGAAGAAGAAATTTCACTGGATGAGGCGGAGGAGCTTGCGATTGAAGGGGCGCTGGTACGTCTGGTGGGTTGGCGTGGTATTACCGAAGAAGGTAAAGAGGTAAAGTTCTCTAAGGAGAAAGCTCGTGAGATTCTTACTCAGCATTCATGGATTCGTGAGCAGATTATGGAAGAGAGTGATGATGTTCTAAATTTTACCCCGAAAGCATAACTCAGTTACTTGAGTTTGCTAAACAGGAGTTTGAATTAGGAGGTGGTTCTAATTCTAAGAGAGCAAAGTTGGAATCTGTTTGGAGACAAACTGGTGTAAAACCTCCTGCTCTTGATGATCTTGTTGAACTACCTCCTGAAATGAGTTACGTGTGGGAATATTTCTTAAGGTTAAACAGTAAAAGAACAAGTAATGGATTTGGTGTTAATCCGATACCTTTTAGTGAAATTGAAAGTTTCTTTAAGTTAAACCAAATAGAGTATTCCCCAGATGAAGTACAGCTTATAGAGATGCTCGACAATGTAGCAATGGAGTATTTTCAAAAGGAAGCTGAGAAGAATAACAAAAACAATAAAACCAAGAAGTAACTTTAGCCTCCCATCTTGGAGGCTTTATTTTTATAGTGATTATAGCTAGTCGTTATAAAGATAAAACGCCATAATAACAATAAATAGGAGATATGGTATGAGTTTGGCTCTTGAGACTTTGGTGTGGAATTCTGATACTTCTGCATTAGAACAAGCCGTAAAGAAAATTGATGATTTATCTGCTGCTGTTACTCGGTTAAACAAAGCGCAGCAAGATGAAACCAAAACTGCGATTCAAGCCGAAAAGGTTAAGCAAGAAGAAGCTAAGACTGCTATTGTTAGTGCTAAAGCTAAGGAAGCAGAAGCTAAAGCTGAAGGTGCTCTAGCAAAAGCAAAGCAAACTTCTGCAAAAGCTACTAAAGAAGTAACCGAAAATACTGACGCTTCAAACAAGGTTCTACAACGTCAGAAAGAAATGCTTGAGTTCATGACTCAAGGTTACTCCAGAGGTCAAGCTAGTACTCTTGCTTATGCTAAAGCTACTGGTGCTGCTACAAGTGAGTTAAACGAATTAGGTAACGTTCTAAAGACTCAACGTAAGCTGATGGGGTCGGACCCATTCGATAAGAGTCTTTCTGGTCTTGTTGCTCTTAGGAACCAACTAGGTGAAGTACGTGAAGCATATCGTCAGTATGGTGCAGGTGTAGAACTTACTAGAAATCAAACTCGTGAATTAGCTCGTGATAAAGAACGTATTATCGAAAGGTTAAAGCAAGAGGGTGCTTCTTTTACTGATATTAAGAATGCTATCCGTAAGCATGGTGAAGAGTACATTGCTACAGCAGCTAAAGTAAATGCCCTGATTAACCAAGAGAAAGAACTAGAAAGACAGCATAGAGAATCAGCTAATGCCGCTCGTGCCTTAGCAGCAGAAGAAGAACGTATGGTTTCTATCATGAATAGTATGAATCATACTATTGATGGATCATCTAAAGCAGGGCAAGCTGCTGCTGTTTCTATTGCACGGTATGAACGTAACTTAAGGCTTGCTGGTGTAGGTGCGCAAGAGGCAGCGAAGAAACTTGAATTATATAAGCAACAGATGATTAAGATTCAAGAAATTGAGCAAAATCGTAGGGCACAGCATCTATCTCGTGCGCTTACTCCGCAAATCTCTGACGTTATAACGTCAATTGCAGCCGGGATGCCATTGC